GTGTTGAAGAATCGTTTATTGCTTTAGAACTACAAGTCGACACTGCTGAGTATACATTGCAGGACGAAATTATTGAAGTTAAAGATGTGTATCGCCGTGTAAGTGGAACACTAAACGGCAGTGCAGGCGGCGATATTGAGCCATTCGAAACAGCATACTTAAACAACTATTTGTTGTACAGCGGTCGTGCAGGTGGCATGGCAACGTACGATGCACTAGCACAACACCGTGAAACACTGGGCAGATTGTTTGGCGAGAGATTTATGTTTACATGGAATACTGTAGAAAAAAAGCTTACACTACATAGACGAGTTAAAGCTGCAGATACAGTTTATCTACACGTGTATAAGCAACGTAGTAACGAAGAATTACTATTGGATCCGTATAGTGCACCTTGGGTTAAAGAACTTTCGCTTGCGTATGCTAAATTAATGCTAGCGGAAGCCAGAGGAAAATACAATACAATTGCAGGTCCACAAGGTGGTACTAGTTTAAATGCAGACGCATTGCGTATGGATGCACAAGCTACAATCGAAAAATTAGAAGATGAATTGAAAACATACGTCGACGGCAGCGTCGGTCTTGGCATAATCATCGGTTGACAACTGTTCGATCCTGTTGTAATATAATAATATGAAATTAAAATTATTGGTTATCGGACATGGCAGGCATGGCAAAGATACTGTCTGCGAAATTCTTCGTGATACATACGGTTATAGTTTTGAATCAAGCAGCAAATTTTGTTCAAAACTTTTTATCTACGACCAGTTAAAGGATAAGTATGGATACGCTAATGAAGAAGGGTGTTATGCTGATAGGCATAATCACAGAGCAGAATGGTATAATGCTATCTGTGATTATAATGAGCCTGATGCAGCACGTCTAGGAAGAGAAATTTTTCAAGCACACGATATCTATTGCGGACTACGCAATAAAAAAGAGTTTCATGCCATGAAAAATACTGGCGTGTTTGATTTTGCTATATGGGTAGACCGCAGCGACTATCTTCCGCCCGAGTCAAAACATAGCATGAGTCTAGAACAGTGGATGGCCGATTACACCATTGATAACAACGGTACATTAGAAGAATTAGAATTTAATGTACATCAACTTATCAGCCATATAGACCCTTATAGTGTAAAAGATTAACTACGTAGTTAACCTTTGTTTCTCCCCGAATATATAGCTTCTTTGGTAAATACTTGAAGTAATTAACCAGAGGAGCAAACAAATGGTATTAGTATCTCCAGGTGTAGAAGTAAGTGTTGTAGATGAAAGTGCGTACGGTGCTCCGGGCGCAGGAACAATTCCACTACTAGTTATTGCTACACGTGAAAATAAAAGCGATCCTACTAACACAGGAAGCGTTGCAGCATTTACTACAAGTGCTACAGCAGGACAAGTGGTCCGTGTTACAAGTCAAAGAGAACTCACACAGTATTTCGGAAATCCAACATTCACAAGAGTTGGAAATAGTATTGTACAAGGTTCGGAAACCAGTGAATATGGTCTAATGGCTGCTTACAGCTATCTAGGACAAGGAAGTCAAGCATATATCGTTCGTGCAGATGTTGACTTAGCCGAGCTCGAATCGAGCACTGTAGAACCAGTAGGCGACTGGAGCACAAATAATACTGTATGGATCGACACAGATGCAAGTTCATATGGTATTCATGAATATAATTCAACTACTGCTACTTGGGTACATCAAACACCTCAAGTTGAAGTTAATGACAGTGCAAGTGCTGCAGAAGTAACAGGCGGTTCAGGAACATACACTCCGTTAACAACGGTTGTTAACGGTGGATATCTTGTTGTAATTCATAGTAACCCTACAGGCGGTGTCAGCTTACAATATTTTGTTGGAGTAAGCGGAAGTTGGGAAGAACTAAACAACGACGCACCTACAAGTGATGCAAGAACTGTTTATTATCAAAGACACTTCACTCAACCAGTTGGACCATCAAATGGTGATGTATGGGTTAAAACCACTACACCAGGCAACGGTATCAATCTAACAATTAGTGTGTACACAACTGCAGCAGATGCATTTGTATCTCAGACTGTACAAGGTGTTACAACTGCGCAAGGTTCAGGATTAAGTTCTTCTATTGGAGATTTTTATCCACAAGACGGTAGCAGTACCACTGCACTAACATCGACTAGTGCTATTGAAGGAAATTTCCTATTAGATTTGGGTGCTAATACAACTGCAACTATCGAACTGCAGCGTGTATCTAGTGCAGGCGCACCGCAATCAATGGCATCGTACACTAAAGCAGTACAAACTAGTTTGCCAACTGCTACTCCGACTGCAGGTACAGTTTGGTTCGACGACACAATTACAACAACTAGTAGCGGCACAACAGTTGGTTACTTAGACTTGTATAAAGTAACAATCAATGGATACCAACCTGCAACTGCAACTTATAGTAGTAGTGCACCTACTGCTCCTTCAAATGGCGATATTTGGATTAATACTAGTAATGCAGGTTTCGGACAAAGTGCAGAGCGCAGTTTCCCTGTAATTAATGTATACAATTCTGGCGCCGGAATTTGGGTAACACACAACAACACAGATCAAACTACAAACAATGGCGTGTTGTTTACTGATGTTACTGATACTGCTAGCGACAATAGCAATGCCGGATACGCAACAACTATTGCAGATGTAACACCAGATCACAGTGTTTATCCTGCAGGAATGATTGTAGTTAACATGGCACAAAGCAAAAATACTGTTCGTGTTTGGAATGGTAGTGCGTGGAGAAATGGTGTTTCTAACCATGCAGATGGTAGTGGGCGTTTTGGTCGTTATGCACAGCGTTCGTATATTGCAACTAAAATGCAAGCTGTTACAGTAGGCGAAGATCTTAGAGATGAACAGTACACATTTAGTTTGATTGCAGCACCAGGATATCCTGAACTGGTCGACGAATTAGTTAACCTAAACAGTGATAGAGGAGAAACTGCATTTATTGTACTAGGTGCGCCTATGCGTAAAAATCCAACACAAGCAGTACAATGGATTCAAAATGCAGGTGTTGCAGCAGAAAACGGCGAAGATGGACTTGTAACTAATAACACTTACAGTGCAGTTTACTATCCTGCAGGTGCTACAACAGAACCTGTTGGCGGCAATACAGTAATTGTTCCCCCGGAGCACATGGCACTGTACACTTATGCATACAATGATAATATTAGTTATGTTTGGTTCCCACCAGCTGGCACTACCAGAGGTGTAGTACAAAATGCTAGTGCAGTTGGATACTTAACAAGCGAAAACGAATTTAAATCAGTAGCACTGACTCAAGGACAGCGTGACGCTATGTATCTAAACAAACTAAATCCTATCACTACATTTGTTGGACAAGGCACAATTATATATGGACAAAAAACAATGCATACAATCACAAGTGCATTGGATCGTGTCAATGTTGCACGTTTGGTTGCATACTTACGTGAAAGATTTGACGATCTTGCTCGTCCGTTCTTGTTTGAAATCAATGACCAACAAACAAGAGAGCGTGCTAAACTAGTGTTTGAGCGTTTCCTAGCAGACATTTTAAGCCGTAGAGGTATTTACGACTTTGCTGTTGTTTGCGATGAATCGAACAATACACCTGCAAGAATTGACAGAAATGAACTTTATATTGATGTAGCAATTGAACCTGCAAAGTCAACAGAGTTTATTTACATTCCGATTCGTATTGTAAATACAGGTACACTAGCTACAACAGTATAATTAACATATACTTTAATAGGCGCTGTAATGGCGCCTATTTTTTTGACTAAATTTTAATAAATACTGTAAAGCCAGTATAAGGAGATTAAAATGGCAGTTTTAACAACACTAGGTGTGCCAGACAATGCAGGAAACACTACTACTATCATGCCAAAGCTACAGTATCGTTTCCGTGTAACATTCGTCGGTGATGCGTTTAGCAATACACCAACAAGAAATGTAATGAGTGTAAGCAGACCAAGTCTTACACACGAACAAATTCAAATTGATGCATACAATAGTAGAATCTATATGGCAGGCAAACATTCCTGGGAGCCTATTACTATTATGCTACGTGACGATGTTGATAGCCAAGTACTAAGAGAACTTAACAATCAAATGAATCGTCAAGTTGACCATGCACTACAAAGCAGTGTAAAAGCAGGTTCTGCATATAAATTCCGCACAGTAGTAGAAACACTAGACGGCGGCAATCCTACCCCAGGTGTACTAGATACATTTGAACTAGCAGGGTGCTATATTCAAAGTATTAACTATGGTGATATGAATTACAGCGCAAGCGATCAAATATCGGTGCAAATCACAATTCAGTACGATAACGCTGAAATTTATGATGCTGCTAGTAACCCAACACTAACTGGTGCAGACCAAGATCAGACTCTTGTTAACGCAACAGGCGGTAATTAATAGGTAAATCATGGGTGTAAGTACTGCTACCACTGGCTTTTATAATCGTGCTGCGGATATCTATGGTGTTGATGATTTAGTCACGCTAAAGATGCCGCGGCAGCGATTTAACTTTAATGTCGACTTTGTTATAGAAGAAGGTATTAACTTAGGTAGAGCTGAAATCATAAGACAAAGTCCTACCTTCGAACGAGTAGTAAGTGTGACCCTGCCAGATTACACATATAATGTTGCACAATTTAATCAGTATAACAGACCTAGAAATGTTCCTACTAGATTAGAAATAACTCCTTGTACTATTCAATTCTACGATACAAGAGATAACTTGTTTCAAGATTTAATGGTATCATATGCTGCACATTACTTTCATGGACACAATCTGTCAGATTCTAATGTAGATGCATATGATACTATCACTAGCGGATTTCAAAGCGGTGTATTTGGTACAAAAGCGATACCAGCAAGTCAACGATACTTTTTTAAGAGAATCAGAGTAACTACAATTGATGCTAGAGAGGGCGCTAGTATTACTGCTGCCAGAAGTATTATTATGTATAATTGTACAATGACAGATGTAAATCATGATACCGTAGCTTACTCAGATAGCCAACCTGTTATGTGGACAGCTAGATTCCAGCCCGAACATGTAAATATAGAATCTTTGTAATTCTATAAATACATACATAATGACAAAATGGCATCAAGGTATATTCGAACCTAAAAATCCAAGCAAGTATATTGGTAAGCATATTCCACGCTATCGTAGTGGTTGGGAGTTAAAGTTCATGCGTTTTTGTGATGCACATCCTAGTGTTGTAGCATGGGCTAGTGAAAGTCATCGTATACCTTATTTTAATCCTGTACTAAACAAGAACAGCACGTATGTTCCAGACTTTTTTATAGTTTACGAAGATAAACAAGGTATAAGGAATGCCGAGTTTGTAGAAATTAAACCAGCCGGTCAAATTATGGGTAATGCTCGCGGTACTGCCCAAAAAGCTCAGGCTGTTATTAACGAAGCTAAATGGCAAGCCGCTAAAGCGTTTGCTACAAAACAAGGAGTAGGATTTAGAGTGCTTACAGAGAATGAGTTATTTAACAATCCTAAAAAGAAAAAATGAGTAGAAAAATCGAAGAAGTATTTGACTTACCTAGTGCCAACGAAACCGAAAATGATATGAGCCTTCCTGTAGAAGAAGAAACTGGGTTTAATTTAGAGCGACTACAAGAAACATTAGACACAGCAGATAAAATTGACCAAGCACTTCCGGCAGTACGTGATTTAGAAACACTAGACAACGATATGGACGACTATGCCGAACAAGCAATGAAAGCATTTCAAGACTTAATGGACTTAGGTCAAAACGTAGAAGACAGACATGCTGCACCAGTGTTTGATAGTGCAGCAAAAATGATGACAAACGCCATTACTGCTAAAACAGCAAAAATGGATAAGAAGCTTAAAATGATTGAAATGCAAATGCGTAAACGTAAACTTGATTTAGAAGAAAAGAAGGTCGAAATGCAAATTGCAAAAATGAACGAGTCGGACAGTAGTGAGACGTTTGAAGGCGAAGCACAAGAGTTTGACAGAAATAGTCTCATTAACGACATCATATCTAAAGTAAAAGAAAACAAATAAACATGATAAATAATACTATACAAGGATACAACTATGAAAAGTTTAAAGCAATATTTGGCAGAATCTGAAAAAACTTATGAATTTAAAGTTCGTACTATTGCAGAAATGTCAGACGAACAGCTAGACAAACTTGAAAGATTTTTGGCAAAGTACAACGTTGAAAGTGTGAGTGCTCCTAGAAAAAGTATTCTTCAAAAAAGTCCTGCAGGGTTCGGCGATGTTGGCCCATCGGAAGTTTTCACACTAGACATTGCAACAAAATTAGCTGTTGCTCCTTACACTTTGCATGAAGAAATTGCTAGAGCAACAGGTGTTCCGATGGGAGCATTTCGTGTTCATTATAAAGCAGAAGGTGATCTAATAGAACAAGAACAAGAAATTCAAGAAGACAACAAAGAATCTACTAGTGTATTGGCAGACCCAGACTATAAAGATTCTGACAAAATAGATCACAAAGATTATTATGGCGATGATTTTATTAAAGAGTTTGTAAAAAAACAAAAAAAATCAGAGTTAGCGAAAGAATATAAGGTATAAAAATATGGATTTAAATGATCTTATCAAACTTGCAGGTGTAAGCGTACCGGCTTCAGTAACTGAAGAACCACAAGGCATGAGAAAGATCATTGCCTTAGTTACACCGCAACCAACAAACGAACAAGAACATGATGGTGGCTTTGAAGCTGCAACCACTGAACCAGACGAAGAAATTTACGACGACCCATTGGCAACAATGGGCAGCGATGCTGATTTAAGTCTCCGCCGTTACTTGAAAGCAAAAGGCGATCACGTAACAGTTGACGAAACAGTATATCCAGATTATACTGTAGAAGATGTGAATGAAGCGTATGCAGCATTTAAAGAAGGCAAGTACAAAAGCGATGCACAGCGTAAAGCAGTACACGCAGCCAAAGCAGAAGAATCAGTTGAAGAAGCAACTGTTAATGAAGAAAAAAGATATCAAATTAGATACTTGCCATACGATAGTGATAAATTTAAAATCGTTAAAGGCTTTACTTCCAAAGAAGAAGCTGAAAAGTATGCTAAAGCAGAAAACTTTGATGAACTAGCCGACGAATGGAACATTGAAGCAATGAAAGAAGCAACTGTTACCCACCATGACAAATACATTGACGAAGCAGACATTGACGAAAACGCATTCAATCAAGCAGCGGCAGCAGCAGCACGTGCAAACAAAGATAGTTTTGAATTCAACGGCAAAACATATAAAACAAAAATGGACAAGTCAACAGCACACAAGCTAGATGATGATATAGACATGTTACGTAAATTAGCAGGATTAGCATAATGGCAAATAGAGATAAAATCGACAGAACAATTATGCGCTCATTGGATATGGTAGAAAAGTTAGAAAAACTTTTTGCTAACAACGGCGCTTTTGAACAAGCGGTAGCAGAAATCGGCGGAGACATTGGCTGGTTCGGCGATGTAAGAGAAAATTTAAAAACACTATACAGTAACATTGAAGAATTACACATGGGTGCAGTAAGTCACATGGACATGGAAGAAGCAGCAAAACCAGATTTTGCTGATATTGATGGCGATGGCGACGAAGAAGAGTCGATGAAAAAAGCAGCTAACGACAAAGAAGCAAACGAATCATTGGATAGAATCAAACAACTAGCAGGCATCACCGAGTCAGACGATGAAGAAGAAGACGATCGTGACGAATTAACAAAAAAACTATTCCCAAAGCTTTCACCGGATGAGATGAAAAAAAGAGATCAAGAACGAAATCGTGCAATGAATCAAAAACGGTTTATGAATCCTGGTAAACCTAGTCGTTCGCGTGAATGGGGCGCTTACGAATAAAAAAGTTAAAATAAAACCTTAAAACAGGCTTTAAGGTTTACGATTGGAAGACTGCATTTAGAAAATGTAGTCTTCCTTTTTGATAAGTATTAATATGGCCGTAGATACTAATTTAATCAAAACACCTTATAAAAAAGAAAAATTTTCTGCGCAAGAGATACAAGAACTTGCTCGATGTGCAGCCGATCCCAAGTATTTTATTCGAAATTATTGTTGGATACAGCATCCGGTAAAAGGTCGAATGATTTTTTCTTTATTTGATTATCAAGAGGATCTAATAGATACCTATCATAATTACAAGTATAGTATATCATTAATTAGCAGACAAATGGGAAAGTCTACTGCGGCCGCTGCTTATTTGCTGTGGTATGCAATGTTCATACCTGACCAAACTATTTTAATTGCTGCACACAAATATAGTGGTGCACAGGAAATTATGCAACGAATCCGGTTTGCATATGAACATATGCCAGATTTTATAAGAGCAGGAGTTACTGCATATAATAAAGGTAGCTTAGAGTTTGATAACGGCAGCAGAATTATTGCCCAAGCAACAACTGAAAATACTGGTCGTGGTTTAGCAATTTCACTAGCATACTTAGACGAATTTGCGTTTGTGCGTCCTAGCATAGCACGTGAATTCTGGACGTCACTTTCGCCAACACTTAGTACAGGTGGTAAGTGTATTATTACAAGTACACCAAACCAAGATGATGATCAATTTGCAAAGATTTGGAAAGATGCTACAAAAACACAAGACGAATTTGGCAATGAACAGTTAACCGGCAAAAATGGGTTTAAGGCATACAGTGCAGATTGGAAAGCACATCCGGATCGAGATCAACAATGGGCAGACGAAGAACGAAATAAAATTGGCGAAGAACGTTTCAGACGAGAACATCTGAACGAATTTATTGCTTTTGACGAAACACTGATTGACAGTATACGGTTGTCGATGATGGAATCAAAAGACGTTTATAAAAAAATAGGACAAGTTCGCTGGTATCGTCCAATACAAAAAGGTAAAACATATATTGCAGGATTAGATCCAAGCTTGGGAACAGGGGGCGATAATGCCGCTATACAAGTATATGAATTACCCGGGATGAAACAAATAGCTGAATGGATGCATAATAAAACTTCGATAACAGATCAAATAAGAATTTTAAAAAGCATATTGCAAGAAATCGAACAAACTGCTCCCGACAGCGAAATATACTGGAGTGTGGAAAACAATACTTTAGGAGAAGCAGCACTAGTAGTAATTGCCGAAGTGGGCGAGGAAAACATACCCGGAACATTTATTAGTGAATCTAAAAAATCTGGTAACACTGTTCGTCGAAAAGGATTCACAACCACAAATAGATCTAAAATATCTGCCTGTAGTAAATTTAAAACATGGGTAGAAAATGGAAAACTTGAAATAGCCAGTAGTGCACTTTTAAGAGAAACCAAGACTTTTATCGCTCGAGGCAATGGCTATGCCGCTAAAGACGGTGAAACAGACGACTTGGTTATGGCAACTCTGCTAGTGGTAAGAATTGCACATCAAGTAGCGCAATACGACGAAACTACATATAACGAGTTAAGAGAGAGTTTCGATGACGAAGAAAATATCGAACCCATGCCAGTTAGCTTTTTAATATAAATAATAATAAAGAAAGTTTTGATAATGATTAGTTCGGAAACGGTTGCAGAGAAAATTTTTAAAATACTTAAAGGAAACGGTCACAACATTAAAATGTTTACCGAAGAAGGTACTTCTGTGGTTGATCCTCAAACTGCAAGACGATTTTATATCGACGATGCACACACTATGATTAACTTGGATGAAACCGATAGTCGCCGCGAAATAAAAGTGAGTGTGAGTACCGGTACTGATATGAATGCTCTCAAGGACACACTTTATCTTATTAAAAATCTAGCTAACCGAAGCATTATTGAATATACATTAAAAACATATACTAAAAAGATCGAACCAAAGGATTTCGAATATCAAGCGCAAAAGGCAAAAGACATGAATACAGTAAGTGAAGCAATCGGTGCGGCGTATGGTAGTAGTAAAAGCAGCTACCAAAAATTAGAAAGCGCCAGACTAATTATCAAACACACTAGACCTGTCAATGAAGAACAACGTGGAAGTCGTAGCCGCAACATTCAAGCAATATACATCGAAAATGCAGACGGCGAACGCTATAAGTTTCCAAGCAACAATCTAGCAGGTGGTCGTGCAATGCTTCGACATGTTAAAGAAGGTGGGGTTCCACACGATGCGTTTGGACAACATATCATCGAACAATGTGATGAGTTGAAAAAATTAAAAGAATTCAAACGTTACACTGTAAAAAATAAATTAGTTAACGAAGATACTGCAGATATTTTAGAAGCTGTGTCTTCGCGCATTATCGCTATTAGAGAAAAATTAAACAAATTAAAAGGATCGAAAAATTATTCTTTTACATTAGAAC